GGGGACAAGGACGACAAAGACGTCACCGACTTTCTGCACAAACGCGGCTTCACGGGCGCCGACATCCAGAAGCTCATCGATGAGACGCCGGTCCACCGCTACGAGAAGCCGGAGGAAGCCGAACCACTCATCCCGCTGGAGTCTTTCACTGAGGTCGAACGGCCGGACGTGATCGACCAGAAGGTGCAGGTGCCGATCACGGTCTGTGGCGAGACCTCCGAGGCCTTTCACGCCGTCGAGGAGTTCCGCATCACCTTCTGCCCGCGCATGCAGAAGGGCGGCTGTTTTGAGTGCAAAGGCGTGGTGGAGCCGGCGCGGTTGCCCCGCTCGGCCCAGGAATACATCGGCTCCTGTATGTCCACCAACGTCCAGCTCAAGGCGATGCTGCGTGAGTACGCCTGCAAGTACGGCCAAAAGCCGTCGCTGGACATCCTGCGCCGCACAACGGTGAAGGAGTTCTTCTGCCACCAGCGCGTGAACCGCCTGACCCAGCTGCATGACGAGCACGGCAACATCGTCCAGGTCATCGACGGCAAGAAGCAGGAGATCGTCGAGAAGCGGGTCTACCACCTCTCGTCCGAACACCCGAAGCCGGGCAACTATCTGGCCACCGGTTGGGTCAAGAGCCACCCGAAGACGCAGCAGGTCACATTCCTGATCGACTCGCTCATTCCGCTTGAGGACGACTACGAGGCCTTCGACCTGAAGGCCGCGATTCCGCACCTGCAGGCCGTCCAGGCTCTCGGATGGGCCGGGATCATCGAGGATCTGACCCGCAACGTCACCCGCGTCTACGAGCGCGAGGAGATCCTGGTAGCCGTGCTGCTCACGTACTGCTCGCCGCGGTGGTTTCGATTCAACGGCGAGATCATCCGGGGCTGGCTGGTCACGATCATCATGGGCGACTCAGGCTCCGGCAAGACGCAGACCTACCAGCGCTTCGCCGAGTTCGTCAATGTGGGCGACACGCTCTCGGGGCTCACCAGCAGCCGCACCGGACTCGCCTACGCGCTCGTTGAGCACGCGCAGAAGGGCTGGCAGGTCAAGGTCGGCCGCTACCCGGCCAACTCCCGCAAGATTCTCGCCGTCGATGAGACCCAGCATCTGCCGGACTGGGATCTGCGCGCGATCTCGAAAGCCATGGAAGAGGGGTTCCTCCAGATCGACCGGGTCCAGTCCCGCGGGTACGAGAGCCAGACACGCCTCATCCTCATCGCCAACCCGAGGAAGGACCAGATCATGGATCACTTCTCCTTCGGGTGCGAGTCGCTCAAGCGTCTGTTCCCACCCACGGTCATTCGGCGCACCGACTTCGTCGTCTTCGCCAACGCCGGCGACCTCAAGGACCTCTCTTTCATCAACCAGAAAGCTGGCGCTGGCCGGACCTCGCGGATCACGCCCGAGATGCTGCGCGCGCTCATCTACTGGGTTTGGAACCTGAAGCCCGAGCAGGTGGACTTCCGGCCGGAGACCGAGGACGTGTGCCTGGCAGAGGCCAAGACGATGACTGAGGGCTACGGGTACGCGGCCGACATCCCACTGGTGACGCTGTCGGACTTCCGCAAGAAGCTGGCGCGCATCGCCGCGGCCATCGCGGCCGTCAGGGTGTCGGCTGGCGAGGACTTCACGCGTCTCGTCGTGCTGCCTGAGCACGTGCTCATGGCGGCGGAGTTTCTGCGGCGCATCTATTCTCACGACAACTGCAGCCTGGACGACTACTCAGAGATCCAGCGGGTCGGGAGTCAGCTCCTCGACTACGAGCAGATCGAGCAAGCGTTTCTGGAGAAGTTCGAGCGCGAGCGCCACGACGCGGAGAACGGGGCCCATTTCCCCAGAGCCATCTTCACCCTGCGCGTGAGTGATGCCATCCGGCGCGAGGACCTGGCCGAGCAGGTGGGCTGCTCGGTCGAGACCGTCAGCCGGATGGTCCGGCTCCTCAAGCGCTTCACGCTCATCGAGACCACGCCCCAGGGCTACATCAAGAAGCCGAAGTTCAACAAGTTCATCCGGCGGTTCGTTCGGGCCAACCCAGAGTTCTTCAACGGGGCGGTTCCTGAGGGACTGTCAGGTTCCAAACAGGCAAAACACCCTGAGCAACAATGAGTTACCGAATGAGGACCTTGGAACATGACACACAAAACGCCCAATTGAGGGTCACCCCGTACAGGAGCCTCATGGCTTCTTTCTGCGGTGAATACAAGAGGCCCATTTCGTGTGTCAGGTTCCCCAAGAAAACACACGTAACGCCTTACGGCTCAACGAGTCAGCACCTGACACTCGGAGGGCTCGGACGTGCGCCATGAAGATGGGCGACCTGGTCGACCAAGTCAAGGGTGGACCTTCCACGCTTTCAGTGGCGCCGTCAACCGCGGCCTCCATGCCTCAGAGCCTGAAGTGGCTCCTCCTGGACTCGAAGCTGCTTGATGGCGAGCACGTGTTGGTCGTCTTCGAGAAGCGCTGGCTTACGGAGGCGCGACAGGCCCATCCCGGAACGGTCATCTACTTTCCGCCGGAGGTCGAAGAGCTGAAGCGCATCAAGGACGCCCCGGACACCATCAAGTTCCTGCACCGAATCAAGAAGGAATTCGGAGCCTGGATCGTCCCGTCGAATCGTGAACCTACATGGAGGTGACGTGATGAGTGCTAATGGGCCTGAACCGCGGTGCGAGGTGTGCGATGCGCGGGCAAGTGAGACGCCTCTCTATCGGGAGGATGATCGTTGGCTCTGCGGTCATCACGCATCCGTGCGAAATGTACGTCCTGGCGATGTGGGATGACGCTGGCGGACTGGTGGGCCGCATCGCTGATCGCGCAGTACCTGGTCGCCGCCGGTCTGTACGGTGCGAATGGGCAGGGCTGGAAAGCGCTGTATTGGCTCAGCGCATCGGGGATTGGCATGGCCGTGCTGCGGCTTCGATAACGCACGGCGCTTCAGAGGGATTACGGGGAATGAAGCGGCTCGCGGGAATACCGAAACACGACTTGGCGGCGCTTCTCCTGAAAGGCGATCTCCTCGAACTGCTCGAAGAGCCCCCGGCGCCCCAGGAGGTTGAAGCCCACCTTGAGCTCCGAGGAAAAGGCCACCGGGGCTCGGAAGCGGCAAGGACCGAGCTGCATCGGCAGCGTCACGACATGGCCATGAATGAAGCGCCCATCGCCCACGATGAACCGCTGCCGACGCGCATGGGTGAGCGGCAGGCCGAGCAGCTCGGGAATGGTGCTATCGAAGATGCTCATCATTGCGCCGGAGTCCAGGTAGGCTTCCACCTGCAGCGGACCCGACGGGCCCGTAAAGGTGACGGGGATGAGCGGAATCCACTGAAACTGCCGTTGCTGGTAGGGGAACGTTACAGAATGCACTGGAGGTCTTTGTCCGTGGGGATCGGGGCGACCAACGGCGTGTCCTCTGGGTGGCGTCGTCTGGCTTCACCCACCATGCGCTTCAGCGCCCGCTTCGGGCCGACTCGGAGAATCTCGCCACCGGCAATGACCACCCACTGGCCGCCCGCTTGCGTCACCAAGCGATTGAAGTGCCGGGTGAAACAGCGATGGTTGCGACCGTTGGACGACCGCAGGACACCGGCTTTCTTAGGGGACGATCGGTAACGCTCCATGTGTGCACCTCGTTGAACCAAGTGTAACACGGGACCCGATGACCTGCAAGCATTGCCGGAGAGGGTTCACGACGTCCGGATTCTACCGCCAGCACTACTGCTCAGAGACGTGCCGAGCACGCGCAAAGAACGCCAGGCGACGACAGCGTTATCAACATGATGCGAAGTACCGCCGACGCTGCCTCGCTTGGTCTCGTCGCTATCGCCGGTGGCCGTCGGCACCGCAACCAACGTGAATCGTTTGGCCGAGGTTTGTCCCATAGCAATTGTCCGACGGTCTTGATCACCATAGAGGTGAGCCACCATGTGGAGCCGATTCAGCGCCCTCATTCCATACTTCGGCGGCAAGCGCAGCCTGTGCCCCGTCATTTTTAAGGCCATCAGCCAACACATCCCGCAGCAGCAATGGCCGCAGGCGACCTTCGTGGATGGGTTCTTCGGTGGCGGGGCGACCGCCCTCTATGCAAAGGCGCAGGGCATGCGCGTGCTGACGAACGACCTCGCCAACCGGAGCAAGATCGCGGCCGACGTCTTCATCGCCAACGACCGGGTGACGATCGCCGATGAGGATCTGTACCGGCTCTTTGTGAACGGCGCGGAGCATCCGCACTTCGTCGAGGAGCACTTTGTCCCCTCAATGTTCATGCGCAAGCACGCGCAGTTCATCGACAACGCGCTCGCCCAGATCGACTGCATCCAGCACGTCACCAAGCGCCAGCTGATGCGGTTCGCGCTCATCCAATACATGCTCCGCATCACGCCCTACAGCCAGATCCACTCGGTCGACTATTTCCAGAAGATCGAAGGCGAAGAGTTCCACCGATTGGGGATGTCGCGGGTGAAGAAAGTGCCGTACACCTGCATGCCTCCGATCCGGATCCTGACCGAACTCCAAGCCAAGATCAACCGGGCCGTCTTTCCGAACGGCCATCGCAACGAGGCGCATCAACAGGACGTCTTCGACTTCTTGGCCGGCGCGGAGGGGGAGATCTGCTACTTGGATCCGCCTTACGCCGGCGCGCAACCGTACGAAATCTTTTACAGCGTGCTCGACCAAATCCTCGATCAGGAGTTCCGACGGCTGCGCTGGTCACCGCGAGACCACGAAGCCAATCCCTTCAACGGACCCGAGGCCCGGGCCCTCTTGGTGCGCTTGCTTGAGGCCGCCAAGAAGTTCCGCGTAGTCGTCCTGAGCTACGGCAGCCAGCGCTACACATTCGAGGAGTTCGAAGAGACGGTCAAGCAGGTCGAGCCGCAGGCGGAGATCTTCAAGGTCAACCTTCGCTACCCCTTCAGCCGCAGGAGCGACGCCGAGGCCGTCCGCAAAGAGCTCATGGCGGTCATCGCGCATGACTGAGACGAAGCTCGCCTGGCTCGCAGGTCTTTTCGATGGGGAGGGCAGCATCGGGATTAGCCGCCACTCTCCAGCCGGCTCCTGGCGCGCGCTCGTCCAGATGAGTATGACATCGCGCGAGACGATCGAAGAAACGATCCGTATCCTGCGCGAGATGGGGATCACGGCCATCGGCTACACCTATCAAGAACGTGACGCCGTCAACCACCAGGACGCGCACTATTTGCGGGTGGCCAGATTGGCAGACATTGACAGGTTAGCGAAGGCGATGCTCGCCTACTCAGTCACCAAGAAATGCCACTGGGCTGTCATGCTTGCGTTTACGACCAGCCGACTGCAGCTCTCAGAAGTTGGATCAGATGGCCGACTCCGACGTGGCGGGGACGTTCGCACAATGGCCAAGCCATTCACGGATGCCGATCGGACGTGCATCGTCACGCTCAAACGGCTCAACCGACGCGGGGCGGCCGCCAAAGAGGCTGCATATGCCTGAAGTCTTCCAAACCGTCAGTTTGATCGACGTGGAGCACATCCGTCCCAATTCCTGGAACCCCAACGCGATGGGCCGGGCGACCTACGAGTCGCTGGTCGCCAGCATCAAAGGCCGCGGCTTCCGGAGTGCTATCTACGTGCTGCCGGCCGATCAGGACGGGGTGCACACCATCGTGGATGGTGAGCACCGCTGGCGGGCGGCCAAGGAAAGCGGCCTGGTGAACGTGCCCTGCGTGGTGCTCCCGGCCAATCAGGACGAGGCGATGATGGACACCATCGCCATGAACCAGCTGCGCGGCAGCCTGGTGCCGGTCAAGGTGGCCCTCGTCATCGCCGAGCTGAGTAAGCGCATCCCCGTGGATGTCCTGGAAAAGGAGCTCGGATTCGAAGAGCGCGAATTGGAGGACCAGTTGGAGCTCCTCAAGCTGCCGGATGACATCGGCAAGACGATCGAGCTGCAGGCGGAGATGGAGGAGCGCGAGGCGCTCCAAGTCGTCACCTTCGTCATGCGCAAGCCGCAGGCTGAGCTGGTGGAGCGCGTCATCAATGAAGTCGAGAAGGAAGTCGACGGGCCGAACCGGCGCGGCCTGGCGCTGGAGATGATCGTGAAGGGCTATTTACGGGCCGCAGGAAAGCCGACTCCGGATGCGGCCGCGGCGTTTCCGGCACGCGAGTCCGATGCCGCAAGCGTTGGACACACCGGAGCAGCAGCCGATGGTTGACGCGTCCTCTGCTCCCCACGTGGCAACCTCATCGCGGTTGACGGATGACGAAGTAAGGGAACGCGCCGTCAAGATTTACCGCTATGTGCTTCGCGGCCTTCGAGGCTCCGATATTGCCAAACTGGAAAACCTGCCGGTGCGGACGGTGAACTGGTACATCGAGGAAGGCGGGCGTCTCCTGGGCGGCGAGCTCAAGCTGATGGTCAAGCGGGGGCTGCTCCGTGAGTTCCTCCTGCACTGCCATGAGCGCAAGAAAGAGCTGTGGTTCAACTACACTTCGGCGAAATCCGTGAAAGATCGCGTGCGGTGCCTGCAACAACTGGCGGAAGAAGATCGCACCGCCCTCGATCTGGCGGAGCGCATGCGGCTCATCGAACAGAAAGCCTACAAGCTGGACGGCACCTTAACCCTGGCAGACGTCATCCAACTCGCCAATGACCACACCCACACTCCCAGAAACCGAGTCGCTGGGCTGCTCGCCTGACGCGGCGCGCGCCCTGCAAGCCCGGCTGCGAGCCGACTGGCGGTTCTTCTACCAGCAGGTGCTGCAGGGGCCGCCGCTTTGGGCCAAGCAGGAGCTGCTCTGGGACTCGGTCATGGCGCATCAGCGCACCCTGGTGATGAGCGGGCATGCGACGGGCAAGGACTTCACGATCGGACGACTCGTGCCGTGGTTTCTGCTGGCCTGGTCGCCGGCGATCGTGATCACAACGGCGCCGACGGATCGGCAAGTCCGCAAGGTGCTCTGGGGGGAAATCCACGCCGCCGTGCGCAACAGCCCGATCGAGCTGGGCGGCAAGCTACTGGAGCAGGAGTGGGTGCTCGGCGAGAAGCACTACGCGATCGGCTTTACGACGCGGGACTACGCGAACGCGGGCCAGCGCTTTCACGGCTTCCATCAGGAAAACATCCTCATCGTGCTCTCCGAAGCCGCGGGGATTCATTCCACGATTTGGGAGTCGCTGGAGGGCATTGCGATCGGCGAGCATGTGCGGATCCTGGCGGTCAGCCAGCCAACCGGCGATGCCGGACCGTTCTATGAGGCGATCCGGACAGGCTGTCGCAACGGACTGAAGTGCCGCTGCGCGAGCTGGCATCTCATCGACATTCCCTCCTGGGAAGCCGCCGAGGCGAATACGCGACTGGGCATTAAGGGCCTCGCAACGAAGACGTGGTGCGAGGAGCGGCTGGCCGCGTGGGGGGAGGACTCGCCCCTCTATCAGGCCCGGGTGCTCGGGCAGGTGCCAATGATGAGCGTGGATCGAATCATCGCCCTCTCGTGGGCCGTGCGCGCGACGGAGCTGGAGCTGTCGAGCGACGGGCCTGGGGGTGTCGGCGTCGATGTGGCGTGGAAGGGCGACGACGATTCGGTCATCACCGTCGTGCGCGGCCAACGGCAAACACGGCGCGAGGTCCTCCATGGGCAGGACACGATCCAGGTGACCGGCCGGACGCTGCAGGTGCTCCGCGAGGAGGGCCTTAAGAGCGTTGCGGTCGATGTCGGCGGTATCGGCGCTGGCGTCTACGACAATCTGCAAGCGGCGTCGGGTGAGCTGGACCTGAACGTGATCGGGGTGAACTTCGGCGCGAGAGCGGACGAGGACACGCTGTATGTCGATAAGGCTGCCGAGATGTGGTGGCAGTTGCGCGAGGCGCTGCGGCTGGGAACGTTTCAGACGCTGCCCGGCGATGAGCAGATCGCCCAGATGACCAGCCGGAAATGCGCGCTCGATAAGAAAGGTCGGATCCAACTGGAGAAGAAAGACGATTTGCGCAAGCGCGGCCTGCCGAGTCCGGATCAGGTCGATTCGCTGGTGTTGGCCCGCGAAGCCCAGCGGCAGCACGACAGCCTCGATCTCATCGTGCTGACCGCCGAGCATCTCGCTGAGGAAGATCAGGCGGTCTGGAGGTTGCTGTGATGGCGAAGGACGGACTGAAGACCGTCTGCTCGCTGCTGGTGCTGGCTGGCGTGGGCAGCGTTGTGGTCGGAGCGTTTCTAAAGGGTCTCGTGGCTGGCTGCATCACGCTGGGGATGGCGTTGGTCCTCGTGGGCATCCTGGGGCGAGCCAGCCTGGAGCGCGAATGATGGCCTTGGATCTCTTAGCGCCGATCCTGCGACAAGCGCCCAAGCTGATCTTCCCGACCATGATGTCGGGCGAGACGACGATGGGCCGGATCACGCCGCGCAACTACCAGGCCATGGTGCAGGCCGACAATTCCTGGGTCTACGCCTGCGCTCGGGTCAACGCCCAGAACGTCGCGAAGATCGAGTTGCGACTGTTTCGCCGGATGCCCGATGGCAAGCGCGAGCCCGTCTCGGAGCATCCCTGGCTGGAGCTGCTGCGGACGGTCAATCCCCACATGAACGGGTTTGATCTGCTGGAGCTGACCGATCTCTACCTCGAGCTGATCGGCAACGCCTACTGGTATCTCGCGCCCCAGCGGCTGACGAATCCGCTGAGCGGCCAGCGCCTCCCCGGAGAAATCTGGGTGCTCATGGGCCAGTTCGTGCGGGTCGTGCCGGGCCGTCAGCAGCTCGTGGATGGCTATCTCTATACCCCGCCGGGGACCGCGCAGCCGGTCGCGTTTGGGGTCGAGGAACTCGTCCACTTCAAGCTCTCGAGCCCCGAGAACTTGTACTACGGCAAGGGCTGCGTGGAGGGTGGGCGCTTCGCCGTCGACAGCAACGAGTTCCAGAAGCGCTATGAGATCGGGCTGTTCAAGAACATGGCGCGCCTCGACGGCGTGCTCGTCACGGATAAGGACATGAGCGAGGAACAGATCCGTCGGCTGCGGACCGAGTGGAACCGGCTCTATCAGGGTGCCGATCGCGCTGGCAACATCGCGATCCTGCAGCGCGGCATGAAGTACGAAGCGGTCGCCGCCACCCCCAAAGACCTCGATTATCTGCGCGGGCGGATCGCCACGCGGGAAGAGATCTGCGCGGTCTTCGGCGTCCCGCCATCCAAGCTGGGGCTGGTCGAGCACGTCAACCGCGCGAATGCCGAAGCCAATGATCTGACGTATCAGAGTGAGACGATCCTGCCGCGGCTGCGCCGGATCCAAGAGAAGATCAACGAACGGATCATGCCGATGTACGATCCGACGCTGGAAGTGGAATTTGACAATCCTGTGCCTCGCGACAACGAATACGCGCTCAAGAAACGCGACTCGGATTTGGATCGCGGCGTCCTCACCATCAACGAAGTCCGGCAGGATGACGGCAAAGAGCCGGTGGGGTGGGGCGATCAGCCGCTGCCGTCTGTTCTGTCTGGCCCACCCACCGGGGGCCTGAGCGGCACTGGGACCGCTCCTGGCATTAGTAACACGCTGGCGAAGGCCTCACGGGAGTCGGTGTGGGTACGCTTCATCCACGCCACGCGGCCGGCCGAGAAGGCGCTGCGGAGTGCGATGCAGCTGTTCTTCACCCAGCAGCGGCGGATCGTCGAGGCGAACCTGGACAAGCTGAAAGCCTATCCACGGCTGCAGCGAGACATCCTCGCCGACTACATCTTGTTTCCGATGGCGAAAGAACAGGAGCGGTTGGCGGCAGCCTCGCAGCCGCTCATCGAGCAGGCGGTGCAGGTTGGCGCAACGTTTGGCAGCGCAAGCCTGGGCAACGTGGAGTTTGATGTGCTCAATCCGCTGGTGCTCGAGGCGGTCCGCCGACGGGTCGCCTTTTTCAGCAAGCGGATCAACGAGGAGACCGCGCGAGCGCTGACGGAGCAGATCCGCCAAGCCCTCCAAGAAGGCGAAGACATCCTCCGCATCGCGCAGCGGATTGCGGACGTCTACGACCAGGCGATCGGTTTTCGGAGCCTGCGGATCGCCCGGACCGAAGTCATCAGCGCGAGCAACGGCGGCGCCTTGGCGGCCTATGAAGCCGGCGGGGTGCCGCGCAAGCAGTGGGTGACGGCGGGCGACGAGCATGTGCGAGAAACCCATCAGGCGGCCGAGGGACAAGTCGTGGCGCTGCCTCAGCGGTTCATCGTTGGCGGCGCCCTGCTGGATTATCCGGGCGATCCAAGCGGCCCACCCGAGGAGATCATCAACTGTCGATGCACGACGGTGCCGGTCTTGCAATAACGAGGAGGATGCGATGAGTGTGACGCTTGACGATGCCCGAGTGGTCCGGGTGCGGTTGGATACGCCAGAGGGCCGTGCCTTGCGGCAGACACTGGGCTTGGAGGCGGCTGTGCCGGAGCTGGTGCGGGCCTATTGCCTGGGGGAATGGAAAGCCGCCGAGGATGGGCAACGGCCGGTGCTCATCACGACCGATGACGAGGATCGGATGGGCGACGTCATCGTGCCGGAGGGGGCGATCCTCGAGCACTACCGCAAGAATCCCGTCATCCTCTGGGCGCACGATTATACCCTGCCGCCCCTTGGCAGCGCGCAGTGGATCAAGCGGACCGACCATGGGATCCTCGCCAAACCGCGCTGGGCCAGCACCGAGTTCGCTCAGCAGATCAAGCGGCTGTATGACGAAGGGCATATGAAGGCGTGGTCGATTGGGTTCCTCCCGAGGGCCTGGGAGGACATCCAAAGCAAGGACACGGACAAGCCCGGCATCACGGGCCGGCGCTATACGAAGTGGGAGCTGCTGGAGTTCTCGGCGGTGCCTGTGCCGGCGAATCCCAACGCGTTGAGCCTGGCGATCAAGAGCGGCCTCCAGGTGAGTGCTAGCCTCGTGAAACAGTTGGGGCTGCCGGAGCGCGAGGAAGTTGACGCCAAGACGATCGTCCAGGTGTCTGCTGGCCCGGAGCCGGTCATCGACCATCTGAAGGAAGGCAGCGCGAGGGCCGAGAGCACCCCGCAGGCACTCGACCAGGTGCTGACCGAGCTGGCTGACGTGAAAGCCGAGCTGGCCGCGGCCACGCAGCGGATTCAAGCGCTTGAAACCGAACAACCAGAGACCGTGCGGATACGGATCGTCGTGGATGGCGAGACGGAGGCCCACACAGAGCCCGTGATTCGAGTCGCAGGCGCATCGCTCACGAAGGCCGAGCTGGCCAAGGTATTGGGCGAGGCGATCGACGGACGCATCCGGAAGCTCACCGGCGTCGTGTCGTAGTCCACCATCACAACCTTCAGGAGGAGAAGACATGAGTGGAGCCGTGAAAGAGCTCAGCATGGAAGAGTTCAAGGGGCTCATCGGCCAGGTCGTCGATGAGAAGCTGGCCCCCTTGACAAAGGTCGACAGGAAGTACGGCGCCTTCCCGGGCGTGAACGAGGAGGAGCTCGACAAGCTCGCGTGGGCGGAGAAGTTCAAGCTCTTCCTCCGCTCGCTGGTGCGGGGCCAGGTCGAGGTCTGCGCCCAGCTGCAGTCCAGCTGGGCGAACGCGGCCCAGATCAAGCAGCTGACCGAAGGGGCGGATACCGCCGGGGGCTTCTTGGTGCCGGAGGAGTTCCGCGCGGAGGTCATCCGGATCATTCCGAAGTACGGGGTCTTCCGTCGCTTGGCCCGAGTGATCCCCATGAACACGGACACGCTGCGCATTCCGCGCCAGACGGCGACGGTGAGTGTGAGCTGGCCGGGGGAGGCCAAGAAGGGCACGGGCTCCAAGCCGACCTTGGGCCAGGTGCTCTTGAACAGCAAGACGATGGTCGGGTTGTGCAGCTACTCGCTGGAGTTTTTGGCCGATGCGGGGCTGCCGGTCATCCAGTACCTGCAGACGATCTTCGCCGAGGAGTTCGGCGCCGAGGAGGACAACCAGGCCTTCAACGGGACTGGCGCGCCGTTCGTCGGGGTGCTCAACGCGAGCGGGGTGAACGTCTACCAGATGGCCACCGGCAACACGGCGATCGCCAACCTCACGATCGACGACCTCATCAAGGCCTCCGACAAGGTGAGTGAGGACGTGGACGAGGGGTCGATCTATCTGTTCCACAAGGCGGCGCTGTCCGTGTTGCGCCAGCAGAAGATCGGGACGACCTACGCCCTAGCACCGGCGTCGCAGGGGGCCCCAGGGACGATCGTCGGGGTGCCCTGGTACACCAGCAAGAAGTTGCCGAGCGCGCCGGCGCTGAACACTGTCTTCGCGATGTACGGGAACTTCAGCTACGCGTTCCTGGGGGATCGGGAGCAGATGACGATCGCCGTCACCCGCGAGGGGACGATCGGGACGGACAACCTGTTCGAGCAGAACATGGCGGGCTTAAGGATCACGGAGCGCATCGCGATCGACATCGCGGTGCCGATTGCGTTTACCGTGATCAAGACGTCGGCGTCCTAAGCCAGGAGACACTGGATGCCGCACCCGGGTCAGCAGGGTGGTTTGGTGGCACGGGGCGCTCTGACTAGCGCCCCCTCACTCGGAGGAGGATTCGATGGCACGTGAGATCAAAAGCGCAATCAACCCCAACACCGCCCAGGCGCCGGCGGCGGTCACCGCGTCGGCGAACACGACCGGCCTGGACTGCTCGGGATACGAGGAAGTGGTGTATCTGCTGGCCGTGGGCGCGGTGGCCGGCACGAGCCCGACCCTGGACGCGAAAGTGCAAGAATCGGCCACGCAGGGTGGCACCTACACCGACATCGCGGGGGCGGCGTTCGCACAGATCACGAACGCGAACCATGCGCTGCACCTGAATGCGCGGGTGACGCCGGCGAAACCGTTTCAGCGCGTCGTGCTGACGCTGGGCGGCACTACTCCCAGCTTCACCATGGCGATGATGCAGCTGCGGTGCAATCCGCCGCTGCTGCCGGCGGCAGCTGGTTCGTAAGGCGTCTGTGGAGCTGGGTGGGGCGGCCGCAAGGTCGCCTCGCCTGGACTCTCAATGTCATTGAAAAACCCGCTGAGCTTGAAAAAGAGCTTTGAGGAGCCGCCGATGGAACGGATGGTCGGCGGGCCGAAGACCCGTCGCCGCAGCCGCTTCTTGACTCGGTTGCTGCCGGGGTGGGCTCGGCGTGCCGGGACGAATCTTGAGCCGGAAGCGACAGACGATGAGGACGCCGAGGACGAGGAATGGCGCTGACGACCCATAGCCGCGTCAAGGAATTTCTCGGCATCAAGGCCGATGACGCCAGCAAGGACGCGATGCTCGCGGAGTTCGTCGAGCGCGTCAGCGCGGCCATCAGCGCGCGGTGCAAGCGCGTCTTCGAGTTCGAGAGCGGCATCACCGAGTACTACGACGGCGATGGCGTCATGAGCCAGGTGATGGCGCGGCGCTATCCCATCGTGTCGGTGACCAGCCTCTCTGACGATCCGGATCGAGCCTACGGCAGCGCCACGCTCATCGCAGCCACGGATTACACCGTGGATAAGGGGTGGGGCGTCGTCCAGCTCGATGGGTTCAGGTTCCGGAAGGGCCTCCAGAACATCAAGGTCGTCTACGACGGCGGCTACAAGGTCATCCCGCAGGATCTCGAGCGAGCGGCAATTTTGCTCATCGCGGCCGACTTCCTGGAGAGCCAGGGCGAGCTGCACGTCAGCATTGAGCTCGAGGTGAGCAATCGGATCAAGGCGCTCCGTGATGAGGGGAACGCGGTGGTCGATCTGTATGTGAGGCCAGTGCTGTGATGGCTGACAGTGAATTCGTCCTCACGCTGGAGGGCCAGAAGGAGCTGCTGGCGAAGATCGAGCGGCTGCCGTCATCTGTGCGCGAGGAGGTTGGACAGCGGACGCTGCTGCAGGGCGCCATCCTGCTGGAGGGGTACATCAAGGGGCAGAAGCTGAGCGGACAGGTGCTCCATGTCCGCAGCGGACGGTTGCGGGCCTCCATGGCGCACCAAGTGGCGCAAGAGGGACAGGATCTGGTTGCGAGAATCGGGCCACACGTCGTCTACGCGAGGATCCTCGAGTTGGGTGGGACGATCACCGCGCGAAACGCGCGGAACCTGACGATCCCTGTCGGGCCCGCGCTCACGCCATCCGGGGTGCCGCGCTACACCGCCCGCGATCTCATCAGCAATCCGAGCCTGGGCGGATTCAAGCGGACGTTCTTCAGAAACAAGAAACTCTATGGGGTGACGCGAGGCGGCCGGGCCGTGGTGGTCTTCGTGCTGAAACCGAGCATCACGATCAAAGAATATCGCTACATGCGCTCTTCGCTTGCGGAGAAAGCCCAGGAGATCATCGCGCTCATTGCGGCGGCGGTGGAACGGGCACTGAAGCGATTGTAGATGTCAACGACCAAGACGATTCTCAACCAGCTCAAGACGACACTGAGCGCCGACCCGACACTCTCGGCCGCTGGGTACATCCAGAAGGTCGAGCTCGGCTTGCGGGCGATGATCCCGGAGCAGGATTTTCCGCTCATCATGATCGAACCGGATGCCATCAATGAGAACGCCCAAGCGTTCCCGCAGATCGACGGGCACTTCATCGTCCTCATCGCTGCCTATACGCGGGTCTTCGACGTCGAGACCCAGATGGTGGGCGATGCGAACTACAAGGGCGTGCTGGACCTCGAGAAAGACATCAAGCTGGCACTCGGGCTGCAATATCCGACACTGAATGGGACGGTGCTGGAGTTTACGTTTCCGAAGACCGAGTTCGTCGTGCGGCAGGATATGGCGAAGTTTCCGGTGCGCGGGGTGCTGATCCAGGTGGATCTGCACTACCGCACGCGGCTGGATACGAGGACGTAACGGGTGGACAGCGACTAATACACTGAACGTGCCGCCCATCGCGGGCTGATCACTCGCGGGGGCAACCTCACAGAGAGGCGGTTCTGGTGCACCAGCCAGAACCGTCTTTTTGTTTGGGCGGACAGAGGAGGAGCAGAAATGGGCTTACGACGACGGGCGTTGGTCTTGGCAAAAGTGGAAACCACGTATGGGACGGATCCGGTGCCGGTGGTCGGCAGCGATGCGATTCCCGCGTTCAATCCGACGATCAATCCCGTCGGGGCGAAGGTGGAGCGCAATTTCTCGCGCGATACGATCAGCGCCTCACCAGGGCTGCTCGGGAGCCGGTACTACGAGCTCACGTTTGAAACAGAGTTCTACGGCTCAGGTACCGCCGGGACGGCCGCGCGCTACGGCGCGTTGCTCCAGGCGTGCAGCATGACCGAAACGATCTCTGGCGGCATCTCCGTCACCTACAAACCGAACAGCCTCGGGACGGGCGCGAAGTCGGTCACGATCTACGCGAACTTCGATGGGCGTCGGCACATTCTGACCGGGGCGGTGGGGACGTTCGAGATGATCCTGGCGGCAGGGCAACCGGCGAGGATCCGCTGGACGTTCCGCGGGATTTACCTCGTCCCGACAGACACGGCGTTGGCTGCGCCGACCTATGAAACGAACGTGAATGCGCCCCCGAAGGTCTTAGGGTCGTCCTTCACGTTCAATAGTATTGCCACGTTCGTCGTGCAGCAGTTGACCATCACGCTCGGCAACGTGATCGCCAACCGCGAGGACATCAACGCGACGCACGGTTACAAGGGTTTCACGGTCACGACGCGCAAGGCGATTGCGACACTCAACCCGGAAGCCTTCACGGTGGCGACCTACGACGCGTTCACCGACTGGGTGAACGCCACGCTGCGGCAACTCTCCGTCGTGGTGGGCGCGACGGCTGGCAGCATCATGACCATCACGTTACCCAAGTGTGAGATCGATGACATTCGCCAAGGGGATCGGGAGGGGATCGAGACGTGGGAAATCCCGCTCAGCCTCGCCTACAACACTGGTGACGATGAGCTGACACTGCAGCTGACCTGATGAATCGACAGCGGTGCAGGAAACTAAACGAATGGGATGATCTCGCCATCGTATTGTCCTATCGGTCTGGAGAATCACTGGAAGCAGTCGCTAAACATCATCAAGTCACTGCTGGAGCTATCCTTCGAGTTTTGGATCGTTGGGACGAACCGAGAAGAAAAAGTACAGCGCACTGTCATGGAGATACTCACCCACAACGAAAAGTGATACAGGCGCAGGAGCAGTTGATCGCCAATCAATACCAGCGAGGGAATACGTTGAAGGAACTCGCTGCTCAATGGGGGATGTCTGTGCCAGGGATCAGTAGCATCTTGTGCCGCAACAGCGTGATGACTCGCCGGACGAAGGAGACAGGCAAGCAAGGCCGCTATGCCTCCCGCTGGCGTGGCGGGATCAGCTATGACGGTAAGGGTTACCGTCGGCTCTATCTCCCAGAGTACTCGCTAAATCGAGGCGGTCTAATCAAAGAGCACCGATATGTAGTCGAACAGCATCTTGGTCGACGACTACAACCGGATGAGGTGGTTCATCATCTCAATGGCATCCCGGATGACAACAGGATTGAGAATCTTCGGGTCATGACGCCAGCAGAACATAGCGCGGCCCATCGTGCCTAACAACGGAATGCAGCAGGAGGATCACATGGTACAGGTTCAAGCCGAGATCGTCGGAGAACACGTCGACGGCGGCGTGGTCTTCGTGCGCTTGCAACAACCAGGTCAGGACATGACCGCGCTGATCCCCAAGCATTGGGTGATCAGCCAACAGGAAGGAGAGCTACATGATCAAGGCGATCAGCCCGGATCAGACATTTGAATATGTCTGCGAGAACGACCGCGAGAGCGAGCAGCCGACCAAGTGGGTGCTCGGAGTGATTGATGGTCGGGTCCGGCAATACATCAACGACCGCGCCGTCGTCGTAGTTGAGAACGGGAAGCCGGACGAAGCCAGTGGCCACACCTTGCGGACAGGCACGTGGCAACGGCTGATCGTGAAGTTCGGGCTGCGTGGGTGGGTCAATTTTCTCGATGCCGACGGTAAGCCAATGGCCGACAGTTTCGACCACCTGCCGATTGGGAGTAAGTCCTACGCGGTGGTGCCGGATCGGGTCCTCGATGTGATGCCGTTCACGGTACTATCCGAGTTGGCGACCCAACTCAGCAAACAGAACACCTTACAGGAGCACGATAAGCGCCCTTTCGGTTCATCGTAGAGTTACGTGGCTTGAAGATCAGTTGTTTGAACAACGAGCGATGCCGATGCGTGCGGGAGATTCAACCGTGGCTGCAGATCACCGACGAGGACACCGGGGAAGTGTGGGACATTACCGGCTGTCCATTTGCGCGGCTGGATCCGGTCGCCATGGAATACGTACGGTGGTACGGGTACTGGCAGCGCGGCCTGTTGCCGGTGCCGGGTGGGGTGCTCGACCAGGCGCAGCTATTCATGGAGATCATGGAATATCTCGACACCTTGGTCACCCGCAAGGACGCGCGTGATGCCGACGACAGCCGAACTCGCCTTGATTCTTCGGTTCAGGGACGAAGCCAGCGCAGCGCTTAAGGCTTCGGTGCAGGGGATCCAGGGAACTTTTGGACAACTCGCTGCTGGCGTTCGCTCCGCGGTGCAGGGGGTCGGTGCGGGTATTCAAACCATTGGCCAGGGGTTTCACGACTTTGGCATCGCAGTACGGGCAACCAGCCGTGAACTCACGACGATGGGCACCGTCATTGTCGGGGCGTTTGCCATCGCCTTCAAAAACGCTGCCGAGTACGTGCCCGCTGTGCGCGATCACCTCCGGAGCCTCAGTGATGCCGCCGTCAAGTTTCAAATCATTATTGCGACCGCTGCTCTCCCTGTTCTGAATAATTTGACCAAGGTGATGAACGCCCTCAAAGACGCCTTACAGAACATGGATGCGCCGACCCGCGATTTTCTCATTCGCGTCGTCCTGATGGGTGGGGTGCTGTCGCTTGTCAGTGGGCTGCTGCTGCGAGTGGTGGCTGATATTGCGCTGTTGGTCGGGCGCACGCTCGAAGCGGTCGGCGCGTTTATCGTCCTGCATCCGTGGTTGGCGCTGATTGCGTTGGTGGTCGGCACGCTCATCACTGTGTTCGGGGGATGGGAAAATACCATCCTGAAAACCGCGCGGGCGGTCGATCTCTCCGTCGAGGCATTCCAATTGCTCGTCACGTTATTCAAGGCCGGGTTGTTGGTGGCGATTGATCTGGTGGTGATGGGGCTCATTAAGTTCTATGACACGTTGGGACATTTGCCAGGGCAGCTCGGAAGGAATTATCGAGAAGCTGCGGATGCGGTGCGCGGGTTCCATCAGACCTTGACGGCGAAGATCGTTGACCTTGGCGATGCCGCCGATGCCAACATCAAGAAACTCGAAGCCACATGGACACATGGCGGGGGCGTCGTGGAAGAAGGAGCGAAGCACGCGATTAGTGCTGTGAAAGCGGTCGCCACTGCCATGAGGGACGGGAAAGATCAAGCGGCCTCATTTTCGACGGATATGTTCAATCAGGTCGCCAAGTTTTGGAACTCCTTCACGGATATTTCTACCAAGATGGCGTCCATCATTACGGGAGGAATCGCCTCATTGGAGTCGAACTTTACCAGCCTCTTTAAGGGCATGATCGACGGCACCGTGAAAGCCAAAGATTTCTTCAAGGAGTTCGCCAAGTCGGTGCTCGAGGCGATCGCGTCCATGATCGCCAAGTTCTTCGCCTTCATTGCCGCCGTGGGCGTCATCGCTGCGATCCTCTCGCCCTTCGGCGTCGGGCCTGGCTCCGTGTTCAAAGCAGCCTTCAAGTTCATTGGCGCATTCCACCAGGGCGGCTACGTCGGAGGCCTCCCGAAGTACCACGCCGGCGGCGAGGTGCTGGCCGCGTTGCAGCCCGGAGAGTTCGTCGTCAGCAAGGAGGCCACGTCGAAGAATCGTGGCTTGCTCGAGCAGATGAATAATGGGACTGCCATAGGCCCGCCAGGCATGGTCATCGTGAACAACTGGAACATCAACGCCACCGACGCCCAGAGCTTCCGCAACCACATGGCGCAGCACAGCGATCTCGTCGAGGCGATGTTCCAGAAGGCGATCAAGCGCAACAGCGGCGCGATGCGCCAGGCGACGAGGGTCTGATGACCATGCACATGCCTCATTGGGTACTGATGACCGTGCTCGTGCTGGCGATCCTGTGGTTCGGCGGTCGAGCCTTCTTCGCCTGGCTCTTTAGGAATGGGCCGCCCTAATGGCCGTCTCTGATGTGTTGCCCATCGACCCGTCCTTCCCGGTGGCGGAAACGATCCTGCAGAAGGTGCTGACGAGCGACCCAGACTCGGGACAGGAGCAGCGCAAGCTCAAGTGGCAGAATCCCAAGCGGCTGTTCAAGATTCGCACCGACAACATGACCAACGCGGAGATGGACACGCTGCGCGCCTTCTTCATCGCCCGCAAGTTTGCCTTCGAGGTGTTCTCCTTCCTGCCGCCGAAGAACCTGGATCGCTTAGTGACGGCACTGGCATGCGGGACGGGAAATGGTACCACCACGATCTTCACCATCGGCAATAGCGCCACCCCGCCCTACTACTACCGGCTGTTCACCGGCGCGGGGACGCGGAATCAGGCGTACAAGGATGGCGTGGCGTCGGCGGCGACCTTCGCCAACAACGATGCGGGCACCATTTCAACGGTCGCGTTTTCAGTGGCTCCGGCGACTGGCGTGGTGATCACCGCGGACATTGACCGCTACCTAATCATGCGGTTGGTGGACTCGAAGAACGAAATGACCCTTGAGCATTATGGGATTGGAAGCGTGCAAGTCTACGACATGATCGAAGTGCTCAGGAGCTCCATCACATGAGTCGGGATGTGGTCTGGGCCCTCGTGGGCATCGGGGCCGCGTGCTGGGCGATTGGAGGAGGAGGACCCCAATGGGTCAGACGGTATCTCTGGCCAGCGATCGTGGGGAGTGTGGGATGGCTCTTCACCGGCAGCTGGTTCTCTGTGTTCGGTGCTGCGTGCCTGAGTGGCGTTTTACACCTGGGCTATGGCGAGCGGACTTCCATTGCCTGGCGTGTGATCGTCTGGTCATTGTATGGATTCGCGTTGATCCCATTCGGCGTGCCATGGTGGTTTGGGCTCATCACGGCGGGCATACTCACCGGATGCTGGTGGCTCTCCAGAACGTATAACTGGATCACCTGGAAGTGGTGGGAGCTGACCGCCGGGGCGCTGCAAGGCGTTGCGGTCGCCCAGCGGCTCTTGAGGGGATGAGGTGAGATGACCCGACCCACCTCTGCAGCCCTCAATACCGAACTGGCGAAGCATCAGAACAAGCCCATTGAACTGCTGGATTTGTTCTTTGGCTCGCAGACGGCCGATGACGCCTCCACGCTGCACTATGCCATCGGTACCGACGTGCCGATCACCTTCTTCAACGTGGATGGGGTCTCGAAGACCTACACCCCGCTGCCGGTCTCGCGCAGCGAAGTCACCAACGTGCTCGACACGGAGACGCGCGCGCTCACATTGCAGATGGAGAACATCAACCGGACGTTTCAAGCGTTCTTCTTCCAGGGCGCGGACTTCATGCGCGACAAGCGGATTCTCCTGCGCCACATCGACCTCAGCGCGCTGGCGGCCGCCGGAGATGCCGTCATCATCCTCGACGGCACGATTGCGAGCGTGCGGATCACCGAGAAGGTCTGCCAGCTGGAACTGGCCGGAGCCATCGGCAACCTCAACTTCCAGACCGGCCGCAAGATCGACCGACTGTGCCCGCTGACCTTCGCGGGCAGCCTGTGTGCGGCGGGGGTCAGCGCGGCCACGCTGAAACAGGAGCAGACCGACACGGTGGCATCCGGTTCGACCAAGACCTCAATCAAGCTCTCAACGGTGAACAACGCCAATAAGTATTACGCCATTGGGGAGTTGGAGTTCACCTCCGGACAGAACATTGGTCAGATCCGCAAGGTGATTACCTGGACGCAGAGCACGAAGACCGCCGTCGTGGACTTCGGCTTCACCTACACGCCGCAGGTCGGGGATGCGATCAAGATCCGACGGGGCTGCGACAAGACATTCAATGAGTGCAAGAGCCGTTACACCGAAATCGATGCCGTCAGCGGAAACACCGCGAACTTTCACGGCTTCCCGACGGTCGTGGACAGCGTGAACCCATGACGACCGAAACGATCGAACAGCCGGTAGATCTCCTCCCTGGTGATTCACGTGCTCAACAGCCCTTAGGCTCTGGTGGGCCTGAGATTCCCTACCGGTCGATGACTGAGCAGGAGTACGAGGCGTACGTGAGCCAGTGGATCGGGATTCCCTATGTCCTCAATGGGAACGACCCGAAGACCGGCCTCGATTGCCGCACGCTGGCGATTCACTTCTTACGCGAACAGGGCGTCGCCATCAAGGGTGATGACGGGCAGCCGCTGCCCGAAGACGTTGATCCGGACGTGATCAAGCGGTACGAGGCGGCGGTGCAAGAGGCTGGCGTGACCGTCGAACTCAAAGACCTCAAGCGCAACGACCTCGTGTGGTACTACAACAAACTCCACCAACTGCACGTGGGCGTATGGCTCGGCTATGACCGCATCCTCACGACCGGGATACCCTACAAGTCGTGCATCTACCGCCTAAAACGCGAGAAATTGGCAGGGGCGGTGCGTGGCACGCATGGTATTTGGTTGGACACGCGAGGCGTCGAAGCGCCACCCGGACACCCGCCTGTCCTAATTGCGCTGGAATTGATCGGCTACGCCGTCACTCTTGGAGCGGTGGCCGGCACCGGGGCGGTAATTATTGGAGCCATTGTTGTCGGTGCCGCGGTTGCGACGGCGGTGCATTTCGGCCTCGGCGCGATGGCGGCCGGACGCAAATCGTTCGACTTCAACGGATCGCCGGCGGCCGGACTCGACGCATCGAACCGGTACGCCTTCGATGGGGCGCAGAACATCCGCACGAACCAGTCGCCCGTGCCGCTGATCTACTCCGGCTTGGGGATCCGCGTGCTACAGACGTATGAGATTTGGAATAGCGGGCAAGGCGCGCAGACCCAGAAACGACTTGTGGTTATTGGAGAAGGCGAGCTGGGCTCGATTACCGAAGTCCAGTTAAACGGTGGCGACATCGCCACCTTCACCGGCTGCTCGTATACGGCCTACACCGGAACGGCGACGCAGGGAGTGGATAGCCGGGCGGCTGGCACGAACGTCGTCGGCCTCAAGAACACCGCCTATCTCGGGCTGACATTACAGGCCAGTGAACAGTTAAGCGGCGATCCGGTGATTACCTGTAAGGTGACCGGCCGCAAGATCAACGTCTGGAATGGATCAAACTGGACAAGCGCAGCGGTAGCCGCGTCCGGCAATCCAGCGGCCATCATCCGCGACTTCCTGACCCTGACCCGCGAGCGCGGAGGCTGCGGCTTTCCGGCCTCCGCGGTTGACGATGCCAGCTTCGGGGCGGTGTATGACTGGGCCGAGGCGACGGTGACGAATCTCGATCAGACCACGGAACCGCGCGCCCGGCTGGACATGATCATCGATGCCTCCCGTCCATGGCTCGACAATCTGCAGGATATGCTGGCGACCTTCGGAGGCTTTATCGTCACCGACGGGCGCAAGTTCTCCCTGCGCGTCGAGAAATCGGAATCGCCGGTGCAGGCCTTTACCGATGATCAGGTCTGGGAGGTGGAGTATCAAACCTACTCGAAGGACGACCGCCCGAACCGCCTCATCGGCGTCTACATTGATCCGACCGCAGCCGGGAATGATGCGCGGACCCGCGTGGCGGTGGACGACCTCAGCGATCAAGCCGTGAATCCGCGCGGGATCGTCCCGCGAGAAGTGAATCTGCTTGGCTTAAGCCGCCAGACACAGACCATCCGCGAAATCACCAAAATCGCCAACGACCTCAAGGTCAACTGGTATTCCCTGACGTTCACGACGGACGTGAACGCGCTGGCGATTGAGCCGGGCGACGTGATCAGCGTGACCCACCCGATCCTGGGTGACGGCACGACCGCCTACCAGTTCCGCGTTCAGCGCATCTTGGAGAACGAGGATCACACCCGCAAGCTGATCTGCAAGGCCTATAACGCCTCCATCTTCGGCGACACGATGGAGCAGCAGTCGGTGACGCTGAACTACACGCCTCCGCCTAACCCCTTCAGCCCGATCGCCGATGTGACGGGGCTGGCGGTACAAGCGGTCGGATTCCTGCAGGTGGACGGCAACTTCTACAGCACCATCCAGGTCACGTGGACCGAACCCCCGGAGCGGCTCAACCTCCAGAACTACACGATTGAGTGGAGCGAGAACGGCGGGGCGTTCGAGGAGCGCGACGTGGCCTTCCCCGGCTCGGCGAAGGCCGTCCTGCATGGCGCGAAGGTCGGCGCCGCCTACCAGGTGAAGGTCCGGACGGTGAGCCAGTTCGGGGTCAAGTCGACCGGTACCATCTCCGGCAGCCTGGTGGTGAATGGCGACACCGCCAAGCCGCTCGACGTGACGGGATTCGACGCCTCGCAGCTGGGCGATGAGATCCGCCTCACCTGGAATCCGAACCCCGACGTGGACATCTGGGGCTATGAGATTCGGGAAGGCGGGACCTCCTGGGCCACCTCGAACTTTGTCGACGGCCCCATTCAAGCGACGAAGTACAGCATCCGGCAGTTCGCCGCCGGCACGAAGACGTACCGCATCAAGGCGATCGACGCCTCGCAAAACTACAGCCTCAATGACGCGGCGGATTCGCTCGTCGCGACGGCCCCGTCGGACAGCAACATCGTGCTGCGGTATGACCTCTTCAACGCGGGCTTGCGCGGCGGGGCGTTCTCATCGGATCTGGAAATTGACCTCACGAACGAGTTTGCCACCGGCACCTACCGGCCCGCCATCGCCATCAAGACGGTCAAGACCCTCGAGAACAACACCGATTCCTGGGAAACGCTCGAAAGCACCCTCAACTGGGATACGCTCTCGCGTCCGACGATGGATCAGATGTACACCTCCGAAGTCTTCGACGTAGGCTCGATCCAGACCGCCATCGCCTCCGTCGCCTACAAGAACGCGCTGCCGGACGGCACCTTCAGCGTGGAGTGGGCCTATTCAGATACGAACAGCAACCCCTCGACCTTCGTGGCTTTTTCGGAAGGGGTCTATACCGTGCGCTATTTCAAGATCAGGGTGCACATCAAGACCAACACGGCCAGCATTCCGGCCCGGAACTACGAGTTCAACCTGCAGCTGGACGTCAAAGACTTGATCGACCGCGGCACCGACGTCTCGATCGCAGCCGCCGGGACAACGATCGCCTTCAGCAAGAACTTCAGCCAGACGCCGTCGATTGGCATCACGACCAACAACAACCCCTACATCCCCTACATCACGGCGAAATCCAAGACGAGCTTCACGGTGAAGCTGCGGGATCCGGGGACTGGCACCGACGTCGCAGGCAGCATCAACTGGATCGCAAAGGGGTTCTGACATGGCGACACCGGCACGCGCGTATTACGACCAGGCAGGCTTAAGCGGAGCCTTCAACAAGAGCAAGTTCAACGACCAGTTCCACGCGATCCATCAGGGCGATTTCGAGTCGCTACGGCCGCGTGCTCAATCCACACCCAATATGACGATCGCCGTGCAAGCCGCGACGGTGCAGAGTTTCTATCGACAGGTCTACTACAACGGCGCCCAGAGCACCTACGCGGGCGGCAACAGCCCAACCTTTACCGCGCCGACATCCAACCCGAGGATTGATCTACTCTATCTGAACAACTCCGGCGTCTTAACGATTCTGCAGGGCACCGAAGCCGCCAGTCCGGTCCCTCCGACCTACCCGACGATTGGACCGAATCTACCGATCTGTGAAGTCTACCTGCGAGTCGGCATGACGAAGATTGTGAACTATGAGGACAGTGGGGCGAATCCCGGCGAGGGCTATCTCTATCACGATGTCCGGCCGTGGGTGACGATCCCTGGCGCGTCCACACTGGCTGACGTCTTCCGCTCCGGAGACTTGCTGCTCTCAGCCAACGTGAGCGCGCCGACGGGATTCACGGATGAGAGCGCGACGTACAACAACAAGTTCATCAGGATCAGTAGCGGGACAGCGTTGACGACGGGAGGCGCCGATACCCACACGCACGCTGCAGGAACCTACGCGGGTCCAAGTCACCAACACGGTGCGGGCAGCTACGCGGGGCCGAGTCATACGCACGGAGCCGGATCATTGTATTTTGACAATCCCGTAAGCGTCGCGGGGGGATGCTGCGGCGGAAGCCCTTGCAATACCGGGATCAACAAGACGCTGACCGGAGGATCCACGGGGGCGGAGGGTACGGGGGCGATTACCGGGTCGTCGGGCTCAGAAGGGACCGGGGCCATCACCGGCGCATCAGCGAGTGGAGATCATGTCCCGGCCTACGTGCAAGTCAAGGTCTACAAGAAGACCTGAGTGCGATGTTCACGGTCTATGTGTTGGCCGGTGAGAACGGCCAGCAGTGCCAGGGGTGCGAGACGATCGAGGCTGACATGCAGGCGCTCTCAACGGACTTTGGGATTCCCTATGAGATGATTCCGATCAAGCTGAGCGAGTTCGACGCCATGAAAGAGCGGCTCGCCTATGGCTGCGTCGAGCGGTACATCAAGTGGCCGAAGGCAGAATGTGATCGTAAATGCGGCAACGGGATTCTCTTTGGGGTGCCGACCATCATCTACCTGGATCGTGTCTATGTCGGCACCGAAACCCCGAACGCGTTGCGGCAGGATCTCGACGATGAGCGAGCCGGGCGCGTGTTCAAGCCACGCACCCAATGGAGGGTCCATGGCCGAACCTGGTGAATTGGACATGTCGCCTGCCGCCCACCCGATTGCCCGAGACGGGCTGCCGGTACCGGGTGTCGGCCTGGCAGGGACGGTGATCTGCCCGTTGATGTCGGTGGTGCATCAAGCGCCCTGCGTGAAAGGAGGCTGCGAGTTGTGGGTGGAGTTGAACTACGGGAAGCAGCGAGTCGGCCGATGCTCCTTGGCGTGGTTGTCGGTACTCTCGACGGAGGTGCGCGGAGCCATCGAGCACATGAGCCGCCACGTGGCTGAGATGCAACCCGCGTACCCGACCGAGCCAGCACAGCCTGAGGAAGTTCCGCATGGCAGTTGACCTGAAGATTGAACGCGCCCAGACCCTCTCCGACGGGCGACTGGAGGTGGGCTACGCCGTGCTGGTGAATGGCATCGCGGTGGCACAGGACAGCTTGGTCTTTCCGCAACCGCACCAACTGACGCTGGCGCAGCTGCGGCAAGCCTTAAAGGATCGGGTGACGGCGCTGAAAGAACAATACAAAGCCAAGGCTCAGGTTGACACGCTGGTGGGTCAGCAGATCAACGTGGAGCCCTAAGCGCATGGTTGGTCAACGATACGGGTAGCGCAGTAGGCGGTTCCGCTCACTCTCGGTCGACGGGCTGAGAGGGAGTCGTCCGACAAAAAGGCGGTCTCTGGTGCACCAGCCGGAGCCGCCTTTTTGTTTGAGCGGCAGGTCACGACGAGCAGAGCGAAGGCAACACACGAGGAGGAAGCGTCATGGATGAGCAGTTGGGGGTGAACGACAGACTGGAGAAGGTGGCTGGTAAGAACCTCAGCGAGCCGCTTCTGCTCCGCGGCGAGTTCGAAATTCTGCACATCCGCGATGGGCACGTGATCGCCCGACGCGAGGTGAAGAATCTTGTGGTGAGCGCGGGCAAAGGACAGGCCGCCGGGCTGCTCAATGGGGCGGTCACGACGCCGATGAAGTACATCGCCATTGGCACCGGGACTATTGCGCCAGCTGCCGGAGATACGGCGCTGGGAGCAGAGATGGCCACCGGGGGCGGTGCGCGAGCTTTGGCGACGACGTTGGATCGGGTCACGACCACCGTGACGAACGATACCGCGCGAGCCATCGTGACGTTTGCGTTCACGGCGAGCTTCGCGGTGACGGAGGCAGGATTGTTCGACGCGGCCGCTGCCGGCAACATGCTTTCTCGCCAGACGTTCGCCGCCGTGAACGTGGTGAGTGGAGACAGCCTCCAGGTGACGTGGAAGATCCAGGTGTCCTAATGGCGAACGTCATCGCTGAGCTTCGCGTCCAGCAGCTCGATGACGGGAACGTAACCGTCGCCGGGCCGCTCGTGGACAAGACATTCTGCTACGGGATGCTCGAACGGGCGAAGGATGCCATTCGAGAGTTCGACCCCTCCAAGCAGCCCAGTGTGATCATCCCCGTGAACGGCGGGATGGGGAGGATCCCGCATGGCTAAGCGCATCATCATCCTGGATCGGATGGCTGGGCCTCGGCTGGCCTTCCGCTTCGCGCTGTGGGCGGATGTGCCGGCAGCGCGTCAGTCGAAATACGCCAACCCCACGTTCACCAGCGCCTACAACGAGGCCTCGCTGGGTGAGCAGACCGCGCTGCAGACGGGTACTGTGGCTGAACTGGTCGATGACGTCAGCGTGGAGCCCGGCACGACCGTCGCCCAGATCAAAACCCTCCTCGAAACGCGCTGGGCGGCCTTCCAGGCGGAGGTCACGGCCGAGAATCCTTGGTCGAACTACGGCACGTTCTGGGATGGAACGGCCTGGACGAATGCGGGAGTGGCCTGATGGCGAACCGGAAACTGGCCTATGCGGCCTCCGCCTCGATCACGTGCACGCTCGCGAGCCTCGCCTCAGGATCCGCCCGCGAGTGCGCCGCCGTGGACAACTCGGTGAACCTCTACCTGGATGCCATGGTCTATGTGGCCCTCAAGCTGGCGACCGGAACGCCCGCCAGCGACAAGTCGCTCTACCTCTGGTTCTACGGCTCCGAGGACGGGACGAACGTCACCGACAACGCGACCGGGACGGACGCGGCGCTCACCATGCGCAGCCCCACCAACCTCCATGGGCCGTTCGTGATCGCGACCCCAGATGCCGGGGCGTTGACGTACAAGAAGATCATCCCGTCGGTCGCGGCCTTCTTCGATGGGGCGTTGCCGAAGAAGTGGGGCTTCGTCGTGGAGAACAAAAGCGGCCTCGCCCTGGACGCGACGGAAACCAACCACACGAAGGAATACAGCGGCGTCTACGAGACGATCGCGTAATGGCCATCGGACTCACGACCAAACCCCTCGTCTTTCATCCCACCCACGCCCTGGACGTGCTCTGGGGGCATCCGCTCGCGCAAGGCATCGTGGGCGGCTGGATGTTCCAAGAAGGCGCGGGGCGCCGAGTCGCCAACATCGTTCCTGACGCGCTCCCCGGGACGTTCGTGGCCAACGATAGCGTCACGTACCCGACCTGGACGCTGTTCCATCGTCCGCAGTATGGCGGCCGGGCGATCCAGAACCAAACCCAGAGCTACGTCAGCGTCGGCAACTACGGGCTCCTGAATCCAACGCGGATCACCGTCCACGCCTGGTTCTATCGCACGTCGACGACCTCAGGGGAGCCCGGCGTCACGAAGCGGCACCTGGGCAACAACTCCAACAACTTCTTCCTCGGTACGGGCAGCAGCCCCAACGGGATGTTCAGCTTCATCGCGTATACAGTGGCGACGACGCTCACGGCTGAGAGCAGCACGAACTTCACGACGAACGAGTGGCACCAGGTCGTTGGCACCTACGACGGCAGCAACGCGCGGCTGTGGGTCGACCGCGCCAACACCGCCACGGCCGCGGGCAGCGGCATCCTCAACGGCAACGCCTTCCCGAACCTCGTGATCGGCTCCGACTTTCAAGTGGCCGGCTATTGGAACGGCCGGATCGCTTCCGTCGTCATCTGGAACCGTGCGCTCTCATCCGCCGAGATCGTGGAGCTCTACACCAATCCGCATGCGTTCCTCGCCCCTCCGAGCACTCGACGGTACTTCATTACCTCCATGGGGCAGGCCTTCACGAAACTCTTCACCGAGACGGTCACGCTCACGGATACGCTGGTCAAGCAGCCTGGCAAGGTGCTGAACGAAACCGCGACGCTCACCGATATGGCGATTCGCTCGGCCGCCAAGGTGCTGTCTGATGCGATGACCCTGAGCGACGTCTTAGCGAAGCTGACCACCAAAGCGGCTCTGACCGAGGCGATCACGCTCAGCGACATGCTGATCCGCGGGACCACCAAGTCGCTGAACGAATCGATGACTCTCTCCGACGCGCTCGCGCGCCTGACGGGCAAGGCATTTTCTGACGGCGTGAGCCTGAGCGATGTCCTAGCCAAGCTCACCGGCAAGACGTTCGCTGACAGCGTCACCCTGACCGACACGCTCATCAAGCAGCTGATTTTCGTGAAGCTGCTGACTGAGACGATTACGCTCACCGACACGCTGGTGCGGGAGGCTCGGAAAGTCCTCCCCGAGACGATCACGCTCACCGATGCCATCGCCAAATCGGTGATGCAGCATGCGCTCTCCGAGGTCATCACGTTGACGGATACGCTCGCCAAACAGGCTCAGAAGGCGCTCGCTGAAACGCCGACGCTGACTGACGGTGTCGCGCGAAGCAACGCGAAGGTGCTGAGCGAGGTCATCGCGCTCAGCGATGCGACCGCCAAGCAGGCGAGCAAGGTGCTGGTCGACAGCCTGACCCTGAGCGACATCCTGGTGAAATCGCCCCAGAAGCTCCTCTCCGACCTCCTGGCACTCACCGATGCCATCGCCAAACTCACCGGGAAGCCATTCACTGAGACGATCGCCTTGACGGATTCACTCGTCTCAGCCCTCACCAGCATCATCGGGTACATCAAGGCGACCGGAGCCGGCTTGGCCTCGCCGACCGGATCAAGCGCCAGCCAGACCCCAACTCGAGGAGCTGGCGCCGCGCAGACGCCTGCTGGCGGCAGTGGCGCGAACGTGAATCCCTAGGAGTCGAGATGGCGTTCCTTACGAAAGAACGCACGAACGCGCAGTACAAGGTGACCATCAAGGACGAGCTGGGCGCGCCCATCCCGAAGGCAAACATCAGCAGCTTCAAGGTGACGCTCTTCAACCTCGAGGATGACGCGCAGACGATTCTGAACAACCGAAACGCCGAGGAGCACGCGCCTGGCTTCACGGGCGCGATCACGGTGGGGACGAGCGATGGCCTGGTCACCTTCAACATGCAGCCAGCCGATAACCCCTTCCTCGGCACGCTGGCCAGGTACGAGCGGCACCGATTGATCTTCGACATCACCGCCAGCGGAAAGCGGCTCGTCTTTCAGGATGAGATCATCGTCGAGAACACCGAGAAGATCACGACGTGAGCGCGGATGACACGGGGGCGATGGATTCTGCTGCTCCTGACGCGGCAGGACGACTTGGTGATCTGGCGCAGGCCGACGGACCGATGGGTCTCGGTGTGTTGTTACAAGGAACTCGCCCGCCTCGTGGGGCCCATGCGGAAGGGGCAGACGGTGCGGGCGGCCTTCCAGATTCGACGGGTCACGACACGCCATGATGGACCCTGAGACGCTGCTCCAGTGGATGACGAAGTACGGGATCAGCTTCGTCTTTGCGGCGATGGCCGTCATCGGTCTCTACCGGATGACCCTGTTCGTCCTTCGGGAAAACGCGAAGCGCGAGGAACGGCTGGCGGGGATCATTGAGCGCGATCTCGTCTCGTTAGAGAAGACCGTGGAGCGGGATGGCGAACGGACGATCTTGGGGCTTGAGTCGATCAAGCAGGCCAATGGCTTCCAACGCGAAGAACACCAGCGAATGCTGGAAGCATTGACGGAGCTGACCGTGACGCTGCGTCGGCTCAATGGAAAGCCGGGATGAGCGCAGACACGCCAGAAGATCGCATCCGGCTCTGGCCGGCGCTCTTCGCGTGGGGCCATGAAATCTCCTTGGAAGTCGAGATCCACGGGGCCTGGGTGGATGGGACCTATGTCCCGGCTGGGGAGCGGACCTCGGCGGTCGAGCAGGTCATGCGGCTGCTGTACGATCTTGCGCTGCAGCACCGCAAGAAGCAACAGGAGGGGACAGCATGAGACGGTGGGCATCGTGGTTGGTGATTGGAACGCTCGCGGTGAGCGTGTTAGCAGGGTGTAAGGTGGTCTCCGATACAGTGAACGGATTGAAAGCCCCAACGCCACCCGGGCAAGAAACCCCCATGCAGCAAGGTCGACGTGAAGCCGAGCCGTTAACCTCGATCCCGGTGTACGGACAGGCCATTGCATGGGCGGCAGGGATCATCTTCGGTCTGTATCACGCGAACCGTAAGGGGGCCGAAAATCGGCTGAAGACGCAGGGCATGAGTCCGAACCCGATTACGGGACACTTCGGCGCCAGCGTCGGCGTCTTGGGTGTGAGTCTCGAAGACATCGTGCAAGGAATCGTCAACGTCGCACACTTCGTCTTTGAGCGAGGTGCGGATGGATCCCCTCAGAAGCGGACGTGGAAAACCGTCGTCTCCGGCCTACTGGCGTGGCTGGTGACACAGATTCCCGCAATCAATGCATGGGCGGCCGTGAGTCCGACCAAATTCGGCGCCACCCTCTTGACGATTACGGGATTGATCATGGGGCTGGAGAAGGCGATCAGTATTGTGAAGCCGGTGCAGCCGTCCGCATCGACCGTGGCCGCAGTACCAGCAACTTAACCGTCAGCTTTCAGCTGACCGGCGCATACGCCTCCCGCGCCACACGCCTCCGGTGCCGGGCCGCCGGGGGCGTTTTGTTTACCCGAATCTCCTTGCTATCCCTGCCAGATTCTGGCCTCCTCCCATCCGAACGATGGGAACAGGAGAGCGGACAACGCAGAGGAGGCGACGATGAACACGATAGAACGGCAGCAGCAGCTCGAGGAGGTCCGCCGAGCCATTCGGGAGGGCCGGGCCTACCTGAAGACGTTCGCAGGCGTGAGGAACGTGACCGCGTACAACGATGCGACCGGCTGGGCGATGACCAGCAACGGCGCGTGGATGGATCAGCGGTCGTTTATGGTGACCCTCGACGACATCAAAGTCACCCCCGAGACGAGGCGATGAGCGAGGTGGGTGTGCCGATCTGGAAGGTGCAGCTGGTGCGGGAAGGCGCGGTGAAGGCGACGCGGCGTGCGGTGGCCAGCTCGGAGGATGCCGCGGCCGTGGTCGCTTCCTACCTGAAGGGCGCGGATCGTGAGCACTGCGTGGCCGTCCTGCTTGATGCGCGCAACAAGGTCATCGGCCTGAACACGATCTCGATTGGGACGGTCAGCGCGTCGCTCGTGCATCCGCGCGAGGTTTTCAAGCCAGCGATCCTGGCCAACGCCAGCGCGGTGATTCTTGCCCACAACCATCCGAGTGGAGAGCTCGACCCTTCGGAGCATGACGTGGATCTCACAAAGCGGCTCATCGAGGCCGGGAAGCTGCTGGGAATTGAGCTGACGGATCATCTGATTCTCTGCGAGGGGGCCCACCTGAGCTTACGAGCCAGCGGCAAGGTCTCCTGGGGTCGCACGCGATGAGCACCGGTCCCGTTTGTCTTGACTTCGGAGGCGCATTCCGGCCTCCTCTGTCCCGCACGATGACACGGAGCCGCACAGCAACGAGGAGGTGGGCGATGGCAGAGGAACGGACGGCCCAGGTGGCGCTGACGGTGCGGGAGCTGCGGTGGCTCCTCGAGCAGATCGGGGCCTCGGTGGACCCGGATTCTATCCGGGATCCGGTCCGGGACGAGGTCGAAGCGCAGCTGGAACGGGCGCTGTTCGAGCTTGAAGGACGCGAGTGAGGGGGCGAGGGAGCGATGACACAGCACAACAACATCAGCGAGATCGGACGACGGATCCTGAACAACGAGGACGCGGCGATTGAGCGGTACGCAATCTTTCAAGGCATCGACACGGACGTCCTGCTGGAGATCGTCACCGGCAAGGTGAATCCGACAGAGCTCGTCCGGATCGAATTGGCCAGCCGGGGCATGGGCAAGGACGGCACGTGGGTCGGGTTTCCGCAGGCGCGGCAGCTCTGGGGCGTCGCCTGATGAGCCGGCAGATGGCAGAGCGGGCCTACCGGATGACGGTGGAGGAATTCAAGGCGCGCTACACCTTCCCGTTGACCCCCGAGCAGCAGGCGCTACTGGATCGCGCCGAAGGGCTCGGGCTCGAGCTGGACGTGGTGATCGGGTACGCCTGCGGCAGGCGGTACCTCATGGACCTGGACGCGGTCGAGGAATAAGGACATAGCGATGACGGAAGGACAGCTTCGAGGCCAGGCCGGGCTTGACGCGGCCAGCGCTGATGCGATTGAGCGGGCCAAGAGCACGATGCAGGAGCGGTTGAACGACGCGATCAAGGACGAGAACGCAGACGCGGCGCGCGCGATGGCGATCAGCGTGGTGCTGATCGAGCGGCAGATCAATCGGTTGTTCGAGGCGGCACGGTAGAAGGGACGGAGCGATGATGGACAAGCCGAGGGTCAAGCTCGTCGGAACAGACGGCAACATCTTCGCGGTGGTCGGCCGATGCAAACAGGCGCTTCAGGATGCCGGACAGTCGCACGAGGCCAAGGAGCTGGTGCAGCGGGTGTTCAAGGCGACGTCCTACGACGAGGCGTTGGGGATTTGCCAGGAGTACATCGAGGCCGAATAGGACGCGGGCTGCCTGGGGGCAGCAGAGAGACGGTCATGACGATGAGAGCTGTGCAGGAGTCTCCGGAGAGCGTGGTGATCCGGGTCGATGACGACGTGTACCGGATGCTGTCACGCCGGCGGGGACCCGGGCAGAGTTTCAACGATGTGCTCCGTCGGCAGTTCGGGCTGCCACGGAAGACGAAGTGGGTGCGGAGGCCAGGACATGCCGCGCGTTGAGTACCCAGCGTTTCAGCAATATCCGGAGTTCAAAGGGGTGTTTGTCGGCGGGTGCGTCGACCGCGGCGATGGGTCGAGCTTCCGGGCCAAGGCGCATGCCCACACGAAGGAGCCCAACAAAGGCTGTATCTGCGTGCGCTCAGCCAAGCGGCTCTACGTGCAGGGCACGGACCGGCCGTCCAAGCTCATGTGGCATGAGCTGGCGCACATTCTGACCGGGCACGGACATGACGATACCTGGAGAAAGGAGGTGGGACGACTCGGAGGGATCATCAATCACTGGGAGACGAAGGCGTGGCATCGGCAGCGGTGTGGCATCATGACGAAACCATCAACCAACGAGGGAGCAACAATGACTCCAGAGCAACGGAAGGAACTGCGCAAGAAGAACCAAGAGCACCTGGCGAAGCGGCGGGCCAGCCGTGAGGGCGTGGCAGCAGCCAAGAAAGGCCGGAAGCAGCCGACTGAGGTCAAGGCAGCCCAACCAACGGAGACGGCGCCGGAGCGCGCCCCAGAGGCACCCGCCAAGGCACCAGAAGCCCCTGAGGCACGAGAACGGGTATCGCTCGGAGCGCTGAAAGCGCGGGTGAAAGAGACGTGGCCGCAAGCCAAGTACATGGCCGATGCCAAGCGGGATGAGCTGGTGGCATTGCTCGAACGAGGCGACGCGGAGCTCTTCAAGCAGTACCAGGAGACGTGGGCTAAGCGGTCTAGGGTCCGATACGAAGCCTGGCTCCACGGAAACAGCAAGAGTGCGGAGGCCGTACGGGCAAAAAGCAGCACGTGATCGGGTTAGACACACCTCCCAACTCCAACGCAAACAGGAAAATGCTGTTATTTTCCTGTTTGCGTCGTTATAATCTGTGAGGCCTATCCGGAGGTGCCTGCATATGAAGACGATTGAGACCCTAACTCCAAGTGAAATCGCAAAGATCCTGCAGCTTCACCCGTTCACTGTCACACGGCTAGCAAGAGAGGGCAAGATTCCCGCGTTCAAAGTAGGTGGGGTATGGCGTGTTCGGAAGGATCAGTTTGAGCGGTGGATTGCAGTTCACACAACCAAGGATAAAAGCGATGGACGCAAGCGTCGAAGTTAAGAGTGCAGCAGGGCCTCAATCGAAGTCAGCACAAACGGTGCTCGAAGCTTGCAAACCCCGCCCTGAAGTTCTCAAGGGCGATCTCGATGATGCGATCTTTGCCGCTGACTTTGGCGACTTGATCTCAGGTAAGGCGCCTCAGGTCTATAAGGACGCATCAAGCTTCTTTCAAAACACACATCCAGCCAGGCAACTGCGCAAGGTCGTGGGACTCGTGTTTGGCCGACTTGCCGACGCGAAGGAAGGCGGCGCAACCATTCGACTCAACACGGGGTTCGGTGGTGGTAAGACGCATACGTTGATGGCGCTTTGGCATTTGGCTCAGAACATCGGAGATGCTTCCATAGGGACGGAGTTGCTTCCCGCGGCTGGGCGCCCGAAGAAGGTGACCGTAGTGGGTGTGGATGCAGGAAAGGCGGGGGTACCAGAGTTCGCTGCGCATGGATCAATGAAGGTACATAGTCTCTGGGGCGAGACGTTCTTTCAGTTTGGAAGCGAGAAGGCCGTGAAGGCATTGGGTAAAGCCGATGATCCGGAAGCCTCTCCGAACGAAGCGCAGATCGAGGCCGTCTTCCCTCCAGGTCCTGTGCTGGTCTTGCTCGACGAGCTGGTGATCTACATGGCGAAGCTTTCGGAGCGCGGCCAGGGAAATTTGCTTGGCTTCCTCAATTCTCTGGCTAGCGTGGTCAGCAAGAGACCGCAAACTGTCCTCATCGTGACCGATACAGCCGGTCAGCCTGTCTATGCAAAGGAGGCAGATAAAATTGGGGGCACGCTTGCTGCGGCGACGAAGCTTCATGAAGTCCTTGGCAAAAAGGCGACAGATTTTGATCCCATTGGTGATGAATCGGCGCGGGTCATTGTCAGGCGACTGTTTGAAAAGATTGACGCGGTAGCAGCCGAAGCGACATCTGCGATCTACCACAACCTCTATCAAAGGGTACTTCAGGACTCCCCAGGCATTCTTCCTCTCTCCGCGGCAGGTGCCGACTATGCCAAGCGGATTGTTGAATGCTATCCGTTCCATCCCAGGCTCATTGATACAGCGCAGGATCGGCTGGGCGCACTTCAGGATTTTCAGAAGAGTCGTGGGGTCTTGCGCCTCTTCGCACGAATCTTGCGCGACATTTGGGAATCGAAGCAAGCCCTCTCCCTTGTCACGGCGGGGGACGTCAACTGGTCAAGTCCACGAATCCAGGCCGATCTCTTGCAACGACTGAGCAGAGACTTTCGGGCGGCTGTCTCGGCAGATGTTGAAAAGCATGCCGGTGAGCTTGACGGTGGCGCATCTAGGGGGATCCATCGTCGCGTCGCCTCGGCCTTGCTGTTGGAGAGCCTGCCAATGCAACCACACAGCGGCCTAGATCCCGCGGACATCACGCTGGCCGTGCTGCGGCCGGAAGAGGCGGGCTCGGAGCCAGCCGAGTCGCTAGATCGGCTGGTGGGAGTTTGTTGGCATACGTATCCGATGCCTGGAGGTCGCGGCTGGCAGTTTCGCTACGAGCCAAACATCCTGAAACAGATCGAAGAGCGGAAGGGCCAAATCCCGCTAGAGGACGCGAAGAGCCGTGTGCTCACTGAAGTCCAAGGGTACTTCTCTGGCCCGGGGTTTAAGTTGTGCCCATGGCCGGCGGCTCCCCGTCAAGTGTCAGACTCTCCTGAGCTCCAGCTTGTCCTCTGTGAGGATGAGCGGACGACCAAGAGGGTGTGCGCCTATGTTGACGATACGGACTTAAAGGCTCCAATCCCTCGGCGATTCCAGAACGCTATTGTGGCAGTCACGGCCACCCCAACGGCCTTCAACGCCTCAACAGATCGTGCCCAGCGTCTCCTGGCCGCCGAGGCCATCGAGCGGGACCATCGAACCGGAGATGCCGGCAGGCTCGTTCGAGAGCAGCTTCAACGGATCACACCAGGACTTCTGAAGCACTTCAGGACGCAGGTTTGCAGGGCCTTCGACCGCGTGGTGTTCGCCGGGAATGTGTCCTACCCACTGGAGGAGCAATTCCAGGCTTCCGATGAGCAGATCCTCCAGAGGGCCCACGGACAATCATGCCTACGGAAGTTCCTTGAGAGCAAAGGGCTCATCTATCAAGCAGGGGATGCCTTGGACATCGGCCGATTCCTGAAGAATGTCCTCCTTGGAGGGACGCCGTTGGCAGACAAACCAGGGGTGTACACAGCGCGCGCGATTTATGAGAGGTTCTTGAGCGCGCCGGGTCTTCGGCTCATCCCAGACGGCGGGATTGTTCGTCAGACGATCCTGAAGGCGGTGAAGGAAGGAAAGCTCGTCGTCCGTCTGCTGGATGGCCGAGCATACGATGCGATGGGGTGCGTGGAGGGTCCAGAGGGAAGTCGGCATCGAGTAGGCGGCGAATTAACGACCTTGCCTCTCGATGAGTCGGCATGGATGACCCTGGTGGATTCGGAGGAAGGCCTCCGGTGGATGAAGGAGGATGTGTCGAAGGAAAAGACGGGCAAATCAGTGGTCATGCCACCTCCTCCGCCAGCCGATCGGGTAACAGCGACAAGCTGGGAAGAAGTGCGTGACATGGCGGCGCAACGACCGCTCGTTGAGCTACACCTGATTACCAACAAACCACACGCGGCAGAAAGTCTCATCAGTCTCGCACAACCCCTCGGCGCGTCAACCCTTGCCCTTACCATCACCGTCAGCGGGAGATTAAAGGACGGCGGAGAGGTCAACTTTACGGTAAGTGGTTTGAAGCCCACCCATCCCATCAAACCGCTTGCCATGGCCCAGACGATCTTTAATGCGCTCGCGAGTGTTGAGATCTATGAGGCGAACCTGCTGCTTAGTTTTGGAGATGCCGGGCGCGCTGGGTTCGGGACGCAGCTTCGAAAGCTTGCTGACCGCGCTCCTGAGGAAGTGTCGCCGCAAGCCACGTTCGGGAAATTAGCGGGGGAGAGAACGTGAAGATCCGCCAAGCCTCCTTTGCCCTGCGAGTCGTCCGCCGGCGAACCGGGACCGCGGCAGTCCTGTACCGTCGGCGACTCACCCCTAGCGGGAAAGAGAAGCTGGATCGAGTCGGGGCTCTTTCCCCCTTGGCCTTTTCGGCGGCTGCCCCGCTGTTGCGAGAGGCTGTTCGCTCAAACGAAGGGGCTTCTGCCAAGCTCGACACGGGACCATTCCATCCCCTCGATCCGGATTGGGGAGCGCGCGTCGCTTGCTTGACCCTGGTAGCCAGGGGACTTCGGAACACCGAGCGCCTCCACCGAGCGGCCCTTGAGTTGCAGCATGCCGATGGAGCAGAGGCCGCTTGGTGGCTTGGCCTGATGACGAACAGCCATAGCAGGCGCGCCGTGAGGGCGCTTCGCATTCTCCTTGAGGCGGTGGCATGAGCCGTCCTGACCAGATAGTCCAAGCCGATTCTGCCAAACAGCCAGTCTCCCAAAGGGCAATCCCCCGCGTACTCATCGAAGAATGGTTGCCTGCTGCTGCGATCGGCGTGGAGTGTATGCGGGAGCGAGGAAGCGCTAGCGCGCTCGCGCCGCATACCTATCTCCATGTCTGGTGGGCGCGTCGGCCCCTGACCGCTTCCCGCGCAGCCGTCCTCGGCTCACTCCTACCAGCCGACTTCCCGCGTGAGGTATTCGAGCGGTTGCTGGGATTCGGACATTCCTCTGCCGACCTAGTGAGAATACGGCGTCTCATGGATCAAGGAGTTCGTGTTGAGGGAGGTTTTAATTGTGGGCGGGCTTTCAAGCGCGGCATCCGAGAAGAAGACTTGGCCGCAGCCCGCGATGCAATGGTCCGTGTATGGGGTGAGCAAGTCTCTGTTATCGATCCTATGGCTGGCGGCGGATCAATACCGTTAGAAGCGGCTCGGCTGGGTCTAGCTGCCTACGCGAACGAATATAACCCGGTTGCCTGTACGATCCTTGAGGCAACGGTGGACTACCCGTTTCGGTTCGGTGAGAAGCTCGGGCAAGCGACGCGCAAATGGGCTAAAGTTTGGGAAGATCGCTGCGCAAAAAGGCTCGCCGCGTTCTACCCAAAACAACCGTTTGCGATGGTCCACGCGTATATTTTCGCCCGCACGGTTCCGTGTCCAGAGACAGGCCACCCAACACCGCTTGTTCCTGATTGGTACTTGCTGAAGCCGAAAGAGGACAAGAAAACCCCCATTGTGGCGGAGCCTGTTGTGGACAGCAAACATGGCACCTGGACGGTGCGGATCCGCCAGGTGGGCCGAGGGCCTGGACAACTGCGCGAACCACCACCGCCGACCTATTCGGGAGGCAAAGGGGTGTCCCTCTTTACGGGTCGCCAGATTCCAGGAGACTACATCAAAGCCATGGCCCAACAAGGCAACATGGACAGCGCCCTCTATGCGGTAGCCCTCAAGAACACCCGCTTGGAATTTCGGCCGCCTGAGCCGCAGGACCTGAAAGCCCTCAAAGAGGCAGAGCAGGAATTTAAGCGGCTGCGGCCGGCTTGGGAGAAGGCGAATGTCGTTCCGACAGAAGAAATTCCTATTGGAGATAAGACAGGCGAGCCAATCGCTAGGGGCATTACTACTTGGGCTGACATGTTCTCGTCCCGTCAGCTCCTGGCGATGGGGGTGTTGGTGGAGGAGCTGCGCAACCTGCGATTGGAGATCGTGAAGGCCGAAGGCAACGATCTTGGCGAAGCGGTACTGCATTTACTGGCGTTAGGGTGTGACAAGTTTGGCAATCACAATTGTAACCAAACGCGTTGGGAGAATACGCACGCCGTCATCAAAGGCAAAATGGACCGCCATGATTACGCTTTCAAAATAACCTTTGCAGAAATGGCTCCGTGTAATGCAGGCACAGGTCTGAGTTGGGCGATTGACAACGTGCTCGAAGCGTACGAGGAGATCTGCAAACTCCCGCACCACGAGAACGCGCAGCCCGTCGAAATCTCATTAGGCTCAGCGAGCAACCTACCTCAGATTACAGACGGAGAAATCACGGCAGTCGTTGTTGATCCGCCCTACGCCGACAACGTCCAGTACTCGGAACTGGCTGACTTCTTCTATGTTTGGTTGAAGCGCACGCAGGGCCATAGACGCCCTGAGTGGTTTTCGACTTACCTCTGCGAGCATGATCAAGAAGCGGTCGTCAACATCAGCCGCTACCGGGCCGGGGGAAAGAAATCTGCCGCGGAGGCCAGGAAAGAGGCTCACGAGTTCTACCATCGCCTGATGACAGACACCTTCAAAGAGTGCCACCGGATCCTTCGCGACGACGGAGTCCTGACGGTGATGTTCACCCACAAGAAGCAGGAGGCGTGGGAGACGCTCTTCACTTCTCTGATCAAGGCGGGATTCACCATCACAGCGACCTGGCCGGTCAAGACCGAGAGCGAACATAGTCTTCATCAAGCCAAGCAGAACGCTGCCCAGAGCACGGTGATGCTCGTCGCGCGCAAGCGTGCAGCGGGCGCGGGAACCGGCTACTTCGACAGCGCCATGCAACAAGCCATCCGTCAAAAGGCCCGAGCCACGGCCGAACGGCTCGAACGCGAGGGGTTGAATCGTGTGGACCAGCTCGTCGGGTCCTTTGGTCCGGCGATGGAGGTCTACAGCCGATACGATGACGTGCGAACGGATACAGCAGTCCCTGTGGGTGTGGACAGGGCGATTGATGAGGCGTCGCAAGCCGTCGCCCTATGGCGCCTGGAGCAGCTCACCGCCAGAGGTCTTGATGGTGTGGAGCCGGAAGGGCAGTTCGTGCTCCTCTGCTGGGATGTGCTCGGGGCGGTTGAGGTTCGGTTCAACGAGGCGAGTTTGCTCGGCAAGGCGGTCGGGATGGATGTCGACCAACTCAGTGCCGCTGGGTTGGTGACGAAGTCCGCCGACAAGGTTCAGATGCTCTCGGCGAAGGACCGCCGGCGGGAGCGGGCCCTTGAACCAGACGAGATGGTCGAGACGCTGTTTGGGCCTGAAACGATTCGAAAGCGTCGCACGAAAAAACAGGTCTTGAAGGTTCACCCAAACGACCCGAGCTTTCGCACCGCGATTGACGCCTGTCATGCGTTGGCCCTGCGCCACCTTGAGGCGGGCGGCGGCGCAAGTGGGATCGGCTCGGCCAAGGCGTTGGCCCGTCAGCAACACTGGACGAAGGATTCACCCGTTGCCCGGCTGATGGAAGGGTTGGTGCATGCCGCCCCGGAAGCCGTTCGCCACGAGCAGGGCAAAACCTCGGCTGCGGCCCAGTTCCCAGAGTTTCAGGCCTGGCATGCATTGCTAACGCCGCTGTTTGACATCGAGCCGCCAGACTGGGCAGAAAAAAAGTCACCGTATCTCGGGTCGCTGTTTAGTGAATCCAACGATGAATCGGAAGCGCCTGAGCCTGGGGCCGAAAATGGCGATGGCGAATAGACTTGCCGTTCATTCTGTGAAAGAAAGCCCTCCTCGATCGTCCGCCAAGCTCCCGCCTGGCAGCCTTCGCCGACATACCTGGAAGCGTTTCGTGCGTGGTCCTGATCCGTCACTTCTTGAAGAGCTCTACGTTCCCATGCTAACGGAGTCCATCCGCTACGATCGCTGCTGCGCCTACTTTTCAAGCACCGTGCTCTCCGCCGCTGCGCGCGGATTTGGGCGTCTTATCGAGCGACTCGAAGCGTTGGGAAAAAAGGCACCCCGTCCTGCGGTTCGGCTCGTAGTGAATGAGGAGCTGCTGGCGGATGACGTGCGCGCCCTGACGGAATCAGGCGACACGTCCAAGCTGGAGGCGGTGCTTCAACACCGCTTCAAGACGCCCAAGGAGCTATTGGAGCAACAGCGCCTACAGATGCTTGGCTGGCTCGTTAAGCGAGGTTTCCTTGAGGTGAAAGTGGGGGTTATGAGAAGAGGCGAAGGGATCGTCCATGCCAAGTTCGGGATTGCGACGGATGATCGAGGGGACGCGATCGTCTTTAGCGGGAGTGGGAATGAGTCAGCCCGTGGTCTCCTGAGCAATTATGAGCGGCTCGAAGTGTCAACCTCATGGGAAGACCAAGAACGGTACCGCGAGTATGTCCAGGAGTTCGAAGATCTCTGGAAGGGAGCGCATCCGGACGTCCATACAGTAACCCTTCCTGAGGCGATTCGGCTTAAGTTGGTAAAGCTGGCACCAAAAGAACCTCCCATCAGAGAACCTGCGGACGCCCTTGCCCGGCAGAAGGCCGCAATGATTTGGCGCTTCGTTGTAGAGGCGCCTTTCCTCCCAAGCGGCGGTCTTGCCTGCGACGCCACAGCGCTAGTCGATCTCTGGCCGCACCAACGGCGGGTCGTTGAGGATACCGCGGGAGCATGGCCATCCGGTCGCCTGCTCTGCGATGAGGTTGGGATGGGGAAAACGATTGAGGCAATCCTCGTGTTGCGGCGCTTGATGGCAGGGCGAGGGATTCGACGGGTGCTGGTCTTGCTTCCTGCGGGGTTGCTCAAACAGTGGCAGGACGAGCTTCGTGAAAAAGGCGGGATGGTGTTCCCACGGCTTGAAGGGACAAACGCGCTGGTGTGGCCCGATGAGCGCGTTGAGCGTGTGGCTGGCCTTGCGGAAGCGCTGAAACAGGACGCGCTGCTGATGAGTCGGGAGACGGCGCGGACGGAGAATAATCTACCTGTGTTACTTACCGCAGAGCCCTGGGATCTTGTGTTGTTGGATGAGGCTCATGCTGCCAGACGCCGCGAGCAGGAAGAGGGCGAGTTTAATAGCGCCACATTATTGCTTGCCTTGCTCAGAAAACTTCAGTTGCACCGCCGTGCTCGGAGTTTCCTATTTTTGAGTGCGACACCGATGCAGACACACCCATGGGAGCCCTGGGATTTACTCTCGGTGCTTGGGGCAGGGGGTGCTTGGCTGGCGGACTTCAGTGGAGTGAGAAACTTCTATGCGGCAGCGGCCGCTCTGGAGAATGGCCACTGTGATTTAGAAACTGCCAGGAAAGCGGCGACTCTGATTGCCGCGGATCCCCACTTCCCGGCTCTTCCTGGTGAGCGCTTACGCTTAGATGCCCCAGAGCCTGTGGCTAAAAAATTAGCCTTCTCCCCTTCGACCCAACGCAAAGATTTAGCAAGTTGGCTTCGACAAGGGTCGCCGCTAACGAGGCATATGCACCGGAGTACGCGTCACACACTGCGGCGCTATCATGAGATGGGACTCCTGACTGAATCCCCGCCGCAGCGCATTGTTGAAGATATTGTCTTCGACTACAAGGAGCGGGCAGAACGTGAGGTGTACGACTCAATCAGCCAATACATCGAAAAACGCTTCCAGGAACTCGAGCAGGAGAAACCCGGCAAGGGATTTGTGATGACGATCTACCGGCGACGTGCCTCAAGCTCGCCGTGGGCTTTAGAGCGTAGTCTGGAACGCCGCCGTGAAGGTCTGCTCAGGGTGGCTGAGCGTAAGGCGTATGATGTAGAGCTTGAGGACAAAGATGTGCCGGAGCACCTCGACCATTACGACCTGCCCGAGCGGGAAGGAGCTGGCAGGATATCGGCGGCCCTACCCGAGGACCCCCAGGTGGCTCGGGCTGAATTAACAGAAGTTGACCATCTGCTTTCAGACCTCCGCTTGCTTGGCAACCGGGACAGCAAGCGTGACAGATTTTTCGAGATTCTCAGACAGATTACCGATGACGGGCGGTCAGTGCTCGTCTTCACGGAGTACACGGACACACTTGAGTATCTCCGGGATAACCTCGCGAGTTACTATGGGAAAAATCTTGGCTGCTTCAGCGGTGATGGAGGACAACTGTTTGATGCGGGACAGTGGAAGCCCGTCACAAAGGACGCTGTGACACGCGCACTCCATGATGGAGCACTCCGTGTTTTGATCTGCACCGATGCAGCGAGCGAGGGGCTCAACCTCCAGGCCGCAGGTGCGGTCATCAACTATGATCTACCCTGGAACCCCAGCAAGGTTGAGCAGCGGATCGGACGGATTGATCGGATCGGCCAGAGATTGCCCGCAGTGCGAGTGGTCAATCTTTTCCTGAAGGACAGCGTGGACGACCAGGTCTACCGGGTGCTGAGGAAACGCTGTGGTTTCTTCGAACACTTTGTCGGCAAGATGCAACCGGTACTCGCTAAAGCTCGACGCATGCTTCTTGGACAGGAGCATCCGGATCTTGGGAATCTTGAATCGACTGCGGATCAGATCGAGCAGGATCCGTTGGCTAGTGAGACGTACATCGAAAGCCCAGCTGAGGCGAGACCCGGTTCTCTTCCAGTGCTTACTCGTCAGGAGGTCGAAAAAGCGCTTGCTTACCTGAACGCAGACTTTGGAATCCAAATGAACACAGGTCCAGACTCTGGGACCTACGTACTCTCCGGCCTTGGCCGCACTAAAGTGGTCGTATCAGCCAGGGTGGAGGCATTGGAGCGCAACCCCAAAGCACTTCCACTGTCTCCCTTGGAGCCTTGCCTTCGC